GCTGATGCAGTACCATCTTCTTTATACGGAAACGAAGATTTATATATTTATGTATCTCAAAACGTATGGAGAGCATACAAGAGAGCATTAGGCGGATTCCAAGCAGATGGAGTTGGAGCAAACGGATTTATGGCACAAGGAACAAATCAAGATATCGATATTCAGTACTTCGATGGAATTAAGGTAGTTTGTGCAAACGGATTAGCTGATGATACAATGGTATCAACTTTAAAATCTAACCTATATTTTGGAACTGGTCTTTTAAATGACTCAAACGAAATTAAGGTTTTAGATATGGCTGATTTAGATGGGTCAAAAAATGTGAGATTTATCGCACGTTATACTGCTGGAGTTCAGATTGCAGTTTTAGAAGATGTAGTTTTCTACTCTTAATATCAAATAATTAATAATTGAAAAGGGTAGGTAGTTCATCTGCTTACCCTTTTTTTATAACCTTAAAAAAATATAATACATATGGCTTGTTTACTTACATCTGGAAGGGCTTTACCGTGCAAGAGCTCGGCGGGCGGTTTGAAAAGCGTATATTTCTGCGATTATGGTACATTGGGAGATGTTACAATAGTAGCTGGAGAGATTACAGCGATTGCTGGAACTCCAGATTTTTTCAAATACGATATCAAAGGTTCTTCATCTTTAGAAACTGCAATAACCAGTTCAAGAGAAAATGGAACAACTTTTTACACACAAACATTAAATTTAACTTTGACCACATTGGACAAAGCAACACAAGAAGAAATCAAATTATTATCAGTTTCAAGACCACACGTTGCGATTGAGGACTATAATGGAAACTTCTTTTTAGTTGGATTAGAACACGGAGCAGAGGTGACTGGAGGTACAATTGTATCTGGTGCTGCAATGGGTGATTTATCTGGATTTACTTTGACATTAGAAGCAATGGAGAAGTCTCCAGCTAACTTTACAGTTTCAACTGTTGTTACAGCAAATGAAAGTGTTACACAAATAGACCCAAATGCATAATTAAGTACTTTGGTTTTATTATAAAATTAGGCAATCTTAATCGGTTGCCTTTTTTTGGCTTAAATAAATAAAAATACTATTATTTAGTATTATATATATATGAAACATTTATTGCCAACAACAGATTCACAAACTATAAAGATTATACCAAGAGTATATTCGACATCTGTTTCAATGGATTTAAGAGATGACAGTACAAATACAACTGTTTCAATAACACCAACGGCACAAAAGGTTGGTAATTACATAGAACTATCAAATGTATTTGATTTAAAAGAGGGTAGATTTTACGATTTAAAAGTAATTGATACAAATACACAAAATATTATATATAAGGATAAGATATTTTGCACAGCACAATCAACAAACCAATCAAACAACGAAAGCTATTCAGTCAATAAAGACGAATACAAGTCAAAGAGTGGTAATAACGATTTTATAATACTATGAGTAAACAAATAAATAAGTACAGAAAACCAACAGTTGCTAAAAAAAACAATTCTAAAGTAAGTTTTGTTAATTTGTCAAGCTACTCAACACCAGAAATTGTTGAATCAAAGAACAAAGAATGGGTTGAATTTGGTGCGGATAACAATTATTTTAAATTTCTTATAAATAGAGCAAACGGAAGTGCTACTTCTGGGGCTTGTATTACTGGAATATCTCAAATGATATACGGAAAAGGTTTAGATGCAACAGATAGTTCAAGAAAGCCAGAAGCGTATGCAAGAATGATATCTTTGTTTAAAAAGGATGATTTAAGACAATTAGCGTATGATTTAAAGTTAACTGGTCAATGTGCTATTCAAGTTATTTATTCAAAAGATAAAAAGACAGTTCAAAAAGTTGAACATTTACCAATTGAAACGTTAAGAGCAGAAAAGTGTTCAGAAGGAGATAAGCAAGTACAAGCGTATTATTATCATTCAGATTGGGCAAACGCAAAGCCAAGCGATAAACCTTTGAGAATACCAGCATTTGGTGTTTCAAAAAGTGTACAACCAATTGAGATATTATATGTAAAACCTTACGAAGCTGGAATGTATTATTATAGTACACCAGATTATGTATCTGGGATTAGCTTTAGTGAGATTGAAGAAGAGATTGCGAACTTTCACGTTAACAATATAAAAAACAGTTTTGCTCCAGCATCGTTAATCAACTTTAACAACGGAGTTCCAGACGAAGAAGCACAAACATTAATTGAAAACAAAATTGTTTCTAAATTTCAAGGAACAAATTCTGCTGGAAAATTAATAATTGCTTTTAACGATTCAAAAGAATCACAAGCGGACATCACACCAGTTCAAATTTCTGATGCACATAATCAATATGAATTTATTTCAAGTGAGGCACAGAGCAAGATAATGATGTCGCATAGGATTGTTTCGCCAATGCTTTTAGGTATTAAAGATAATAGCGGATTTGGTAATAATGCAGAAGAATTAAAGAACGCTTCTATATTAATGCAAAACATCGTTATAAACCCATTTCAAGAACTTTTAATTGATGCCCTTGACAAGATACTTGCTTTTAATGGTATTGCCTTAAACCTATACTTTAAGACGTTACAGCCATTACAATTTATGGATTTAGAGAATGTAAAAGATGCTGAAACAAGAGAAGAAGAAACTGGTGTAAAAATGAGTAAAACTTTTTTAGCATTAGAGGACTTTGGAGAAGATGAGGACTTGGAAGAATGGGAATTAATTGATGAACGAAAGGTTGATTACGATTCAGAAGATGAGTTAGACGAACAGATAAAAAAATTAAACGAAAAGAATCCAAGTTTACTCTCCAAGATATGGAACTTTGCAACAACTGGTACTGCAAGACCAAACGCAAAAAGTAGCCAAGACGGAAAAGAACCTAATTTTGGTTTACAATATAAAGTGAGATATCAATATGCACCTTTAAGAGCATCTGACTCCTCCAGAGAGTTTTGCAAGAAAATGGTAAATGCAAAAAAGATATACAGAAAAGAAGATATTATTGCAATGGGTAATAAATCTGTAAACAAAGGTTGGGGATTAAATGGTGCTGATAATTATAGTATTTGGCTATATAAAGGCGGTGGTGATTGTCATCATTTTTGGATGAGAAAAACTTACATCGCAAAAGGTTCTAATTTAAAACCAGATGTTGGAAATCCAAAAGCTGAAATAAGCGTAAACAAGGCAAAGAAAGCTGGTATCAAACCAGAGGTTAACGCAAAAGAGGTTGCAATGCGACCAACAGATATGCCAAACAACGGATTCGTAAACAAATAAGATATATGGCAACAGCATTATTTATAAGTAGAACTGATTTAGTAAAGAATTCTGTAATTGATGGAAACACCGATACGGATTCCTTTATTCAGTTTATTAAGATTGCACAAGAGATACACATTCAGAACTATTTAGGTTCTAAATTATATGATAAAATTTCTGCTGATATTATAGCAGACACTTTAACTGGAGATTATTTAGAACTTGTTAATTCTTTTATTCAGCCAATGCTAATTCATTACGCTATGGTTGATTTTTTACCATTTGCAGCTTATCAAGTTAAAAGTGGGGGTATATTTAAACACACTTCTGAAAACGCTGAAACAGTTTCAAAAGATGAGGTTGATTATTTAGTACAAAAAGAAAGAGAATTTGCTGAATATTATACAAGACGTTTTGTTGATTACATTTGTTTTGACAGTTCAAAGTTTCCAGAGTATTTAGACAATCAAGATTCTGATGTATATCCAGACAAAAATGTAAGCGGTTCAAATTGGGTACTATAATGAAAGGATATAAACCAAAAGCGGTAAACGTTGTTAAATTAGAAAAATATTTAACTAAAAAAGAAAAAGATGGCAAACGAAATATATAAAAGTTCTTGGTGGGGTTCACCTATTCAAAATGGATGGGGCGGTATTTATTACGATTTATCAGTTACAAGTGCAGTACCTAATTTAATAACTACACTACAAGCAAGAGCAACGTATTCAGAAAATATAACTTGTACAACTGCAATATTAACAGCTTTAGAAAACATAGAATAGAATGGCAAATTTATTAGAAGAAGCATCAATATTACTTACTCCAACAGCTTATAACGATGGTAGTATGTTATCGGTTAAGCCAGAAAACGGAGATGGAGATTTCACTTTCTCTCGTAATTCAGCAGCTACAAGAGTTAACGCACAAGGTTTAGTTGAAAATGTACAAATACTTTCAAGTAATTTAGTATTAAATGGTGACTTTAGCGAAGAGGGTTCAGAGGAAGTTTTAAATGGTGATTTTGCTAATGGTAGCACAGATTGGAATTTAAGGGATGCTTGGGTTGTATCAAATGGTATATGTTCTTTGAATCCTCCTAACTCAGATTATTTAAGTCAAGCAAATGTACTTACATCAAACAAGTCTTATAAATTAACTTTTGATATTATTGTAAATAGTGGAAATTTACAACCACAATTTTTTGACGGAGGATTCCAAACTATTGGAACTTATAGCACAACACAAACAGTTGAAGTTTATTTTGAATCAACATCAAGCGGAACACTTTATTTTAAACCTAATTCATTTACAGGCTCTATAACAAACATATCCGTTAAAGAAGTCGGGCAAAGTTGGGCAAAAGCTGCTAATTGGTCAATAGCTGATGGAAAGGCAACGAGTACTGGTGCTGGTAGAATGTTTCAATCAATACCTTTTTTAGAAACTAATGTAGGAACAAAAGTTGTTGTTAGTTTTGACATTGTAGATTACACTTCGGGTGGAGTTGTTATACAATGTTATGGAGCTTCATCTGAAAACTTTACGGGAGTAGGAACACATACTTTTACAACAGTAACAACAAACACATTAAACTTTTACATAAATAATTCGGGGCAAGGTAATTTAGTTGGCTCAATAGATAATGTATCTGTAAAAGAAATAACAGACGAAACAAACTTACCAAGAATAAACTACGAAGATGGTTGCGGAAGTTGGTTATTAGAACCGCAATCTACAAATTCAATAACTCATAGTGAGGATTTCAGTAGTACTTTATATGTAAAAGACGGTGGTGTTATTGTAGGAAATACAAATAACATATCTCCAAGCGGAGAGGTGAACGCAACAGAGATAAACGTTACCGATAATGGTAGAATTTACGCTGATATGTCATCTGCTACATACTACTCTACTGTGTTTATTAAAGCAGGAACTTTCTCTTATTTTAAATTTTTAAGTTCAAATATTGATTTAGTAGCTGAAACAAATTCAAACGGAAGTATAGAAAACTATGGCAATGGTTGGTTTAGAATTGGAGTAGCCATAACAAGTGTTAGACCTTTTCAAATACAAGCATATCCCGACAATACATACACCGCCCATACAACTGCTGGAAGTTATTACATTTGGGGGGCACAAGCAGAACAACAATCTTTTGCAACCTCGTATATTCCCACACAAGGAGCAGCATCCACAAGGTTAAAAGATATAGCGAACAATAGCGGAAATGCAAGTTATTTTAACGATTCAGAAGGAGTGCTATATGCTGAAATTTCAAGAACTTTAAACGGTGGGTCTTATAGTCTTATTTCTGTTTCGTCAAATTCAACACAAAGCATCGTATCAGTAGGAAAAGGCTATAATACAAACAAACTTTTTATTTATGTTAAATTTGGAGGTGTTACTGTTTTTTCTGATACAACCATAGATTTTAAAGATAGTTTTCAAAAAATAGCTATTAAATATAAAAGCGGAGAAAGTTCTGTTTTCATTGATGGAAGTAAAATGTTGACATCTTCAAGCACATTTACAAC